GATACTTCTACCCCTACATCTAAAGAAGAACCTAATAGAAAAGAAACTCCAACTGCTAATCAAAATGGAGATTCAAGACCATTGGAAGTTGTAACCCAACAATCTGATGAGAGAGTTGGCAATAGAGGCCATGCAAGAGTTATGCGAACGAAACAAACTCCTCCATATAGACCTGTTAAACCTGACCATTTACAAGCTTCAGCTGTGCAGCAAGCCCTAGGAAATGTTATTCGAAATAAAGATGATATAATTGAATCAGTATGGAGACATAATGAATTTATTGTTTTGATCCCAATCCCTGAATGTTTTAGGGATAGTCCAAATACACACCGATGGCAAGGTAATTGTACTGCTATTGGTGGGGATCTCGTAATGATGCCGTTACACTTTATTAATTATGTTGATTCTCATTGGGCTAAGAAGCATTACCACCCTGAAGAATTCATTGAGATCAGGAAATGTGGTGCAACTAACATCCGTTATCGAATGAAAATACGTGATGTAATCAATCAATGGCAATGTTCAGAGCTTGAAAGAAGTCTGGACGCTACAATATTAAAATTCCCAGGGATGCAACCATGTAGAAATATAATGCATCTCTTCCCAACAGAAGAGCAAATTCAAAATTACAAACAATTTAGCGGCACTTTCTTGGTTCCAAAGGCTATGGGCGAACGAATTGAGACCGTTACTGTTGAATGTACTCGCTCTGAAGGCGCTCTTCCCGTGAGTTTTAGACCTAGGAAAGTTGATGAAGACCCTGAAGGACATCCAGTTGTAGAAGTCATTGAATCGGATGGTGAATTGATTGAATTGGTTGAAGATGATCCAAAAGGTTGGCAGGGCTATTTTATTGATGATAGTTATACTTATATTACTGATAGGATTGGACCTGGTGATTGTGGCTCATTGTTATTTTCAAATGACGAGGCTGTTGGTGCCCCAATTTTGGGGTTCCATTCAGCTGGTAATGGTGAGAAAATTCAGAGAGCTTGGTCTAATGTGCTTTCTAAGGAGGTTGTTATTAAATTGATTGCATGTCATGAAGATGAATATAAGTTTGTTGATCAGATACAAATTTCGACCTTTATTGAACCAACAAATTACCAGCTTCCAAATGTTATAATTGCTGGTAAGGTTAAACCTAATATGTGTGCGTTTTCCTCTGGTAGGACTAAGTTAATTAAAAGTCCGCTTTGGAACAAAGTAGCTCGATCTACCAAGAAACCTGCATATCTCAAACCTTTCATTGATGCTGAAGGTGAAAGAATTGATCCTATGGCAAAGGCCCTTTCGAATTATGGGCCTCTGGATAAGTTTATCCCAAAGAAATTCTTAGACAAGGCTGTAGTTAATACCTGGGAATTTTTGCTGAATAATTCCCCCCATCAGGTTCGACCTGAGGTATTTAGCTACAAGGTGGCTGTTTTGGGTGATGGTACACCATGGTTCCAAAAAGTTCCAAGAAATACTTCTGCAGGATATCCTTACATTAAAATGAAAGGTAAAACTACAAAAGAAAGATTCTGGGGTTCAGGGGAAGAATATGACCTGAATAATAAAGATGCCTTAGAGTTGGAAATTGAGGTTTTAAAAGTAGTCGAGAA